AACCGAAACAGCGGCGACTGCACCAGCGGCGACTGCAACAGCGGCAACTGGAACAGCGGCGACTGCAACAGCGGCGACTGCAACAGCGGCAACAGGAACAGCGGCAACAGGAACAGCGGCGACTGCAACAGCGGCAACAGGAACAGCGGCGACTGCAACAGCGGCGACTGGAACAAAACAAGCTTTTCTAATGGCTGTTTCAACACGGTTGAACCAAAAATTTACCTGTTCAATAAACCTTCTGAATGGACTTACCGCGATTGGTTGAATTCCAGAGCCAGACGAATTTTAAATAAAATTCCAGCTGAAATTCTTGAATGGATTTGGCTTTCTGATATGACGGATGAAGAAAAACAGCTGCATCCAGAAGCAGAAATTACAAATGGATATTTGAAAGTTTTAGATACTTCTAACTGTAATCTGATTTGGTGGCGTGGCTTGTCTGCTGCTGAAAAGCTGGAAATTATGAGAATGCCTAATTTTGACAAAGCAATTTTCAAGGAAATTACCGGAATTGATATTAGTGAAGATTAAAAGGGGGATGAAGTGATTATGAAAACACGTTTTAATGAAATTTATTGGAAAAATTTCAATGGCTGTTATCGGCTTTGCGATATGGATACAGATCATTTGCTGAACATTTTAAAAATGTTCAAAAGCAAACCTAATGTTGTAATGAATATGTTGATTCAAGATATTGAAAACAGCCCGGATTGCAGCGCCTTTTCTCCTTTTGGTGTTGATCATTCCAATATTGTTAAACAATCTTTGCAAACAGTAACTTCCATGTCAACAGAAGAAATTTCAATGTTTGCACTTAAAAGCCCTTTAGGGATAGCAATTAAGCATGAACTTATTTCACGCGGCGTTAATGTTGAAAACTATCTTTCTATGATTGATGTTCCTGAAAAATTATGATGCAGCTATATCCACACCAACAAAAAGCTTTAAAGGAAACGGAAAAACTGAACCGGGTGGCCTATTATCTGGATATGGGTTTGGGGAAAACCTTTATAGGCGCGGAAAAGGTGATGCAGTATCCAAACAAAATTTTAGCGGTTTGCCAAAAATCGAAAATTCAAGATTGGATTGAACATTTCAGAACATATTATAAACTTCCGGTAATAGATCTAACCAAAAAAGAAGCAATTGAAATCTTCTTATGGAACCCGGATAAATGCATTGGTGTAATTAATTATGATCTGCTTTTCCGGCGAAATGAATTTTTGAATCTGAATCAATTTACCTTGCTGCTGGATGAAAGTTCAATCATTCAAAACGAAAAGGCCAAACGAACAAAATTTGTTTTGAAGATGCATCCGGAAAATGTGATCCTGCTATCCGGTACACCAACAGCTGGAAAGTATGAAAAACTTTGGTCACAGATCCATTTATTAGGCTGGAAAATCAGTAAGAATCTGTTTTATAGGCAATACGTGATTACAGAATGGATAGAAGATAAGGAAAGCGGTTTTAGAATCCCGGTTGTAGTTGGCTATAAAAATGTTGAACGGTTGAAAAGAAAGCTGGCTGAATATGGCGCGGTTTTTATGAAATCGGAAGAAGTTTTTGATTTGCCGGAACAAACATTTATCACGGTAAAAAATAAGCCAACAAAGTATTACCAGAAATTCATGAAAGATGATCTTGTAACCGTGAATGAACGTGAATTCATTGGTGATACTAATTTATCAAAGCGGATTTATTCCAGAATGCTTTGTTCTTATCTGAACCCAGAACGGATTGCAGCCTTTACGGATCTGATTCATTCAACAGAAGATAGGCTGATTGTGTTCTATAACTTTGATGATGAATTATTTTCAATGTGTTCAATTGTTGAAAAGATGGAACGGCCTATTTCTATAGTGAATGGTAAAATCAAAGATTTGGAAGCATACGAAAAAAAGAATGATTCCGTTACGTTTGTACAGTATCAGGCTGGCGCAATGGGTTTGAACCTGCAAAAAGCTAACAAAGTAATTTATTTCAGCCTGACTGACAGAACAGAATTATTTGAACAGTCAAAGAAGCGGATTCACAGAATAGGGCAAAATAACAAATGTTTCTATTACATCATGCTTTGCCCCGGCACGATTGAAGCGGATATTTTGAAAACACTGAAAGAAAGGAAGGATTACACAGATGAACTTTTCAAGAAATTTAAAGCGGCTTATGCCGGTTAGTCTGGCGCTGCTGTTTCTGATGGGCGCTAATTTCCAGCAGCCGCAAACGGTATATCCGGAACAGTCAGCGCAAAGTCAGCGCAAAGTCAGCGCAAAGTCAGCGCAAAACCAATTAACTTTCCAGCGCTTGGATGTTCCTATGGATTCAGTATTGCAGGAATGGACGTATGATCTATGCTGGCGGCATAAGATAGATTTTACCTTGATCATGGCAATGATTCAGGTGGAAAGCAATTTTAACCCGGATGTAATCAGCGCAACAGATGATTATGGTTTGATGCAGATTAACAAAATGAACCATAAGCGCCTTGCTGAAAAGTTTGGTATTACTGATTTTTGCGATCCATACGCAAACATTTTGGCCGGAACATCCATTGTAAAGGATCTGTTCAATAAATACCAAACCCCGGAAAAGGTTTTAATGGCCTATAACATGGGTGAAGCTGGCGCGGCCAAATTGTGGCAACAGGGTATTTTTGAAATTAACTATTCAAAAAAAGTATTAGCAAAACAGCAGGAATTTGAACAGTACATAAGGGGGAACAAAAAATGATTAAGGATATGAATGATAAGGACTTTGAATCCAAAGAAGTTGCATTGTTTGAAAACCAGTATTTGAAGGTTATGAAACAGCTGGCCGAAATGACACGCCAGAAAAAGAAGCTGGAAGCAGAAGAAAAGAAAGCAAAAGCGCAGCTGCAAAAGGCAATGGATGAATACGGTATTAAATCCATTGATAACGCGGTTATTACCATTACCCGCGTAGCTGCTGGCGCTGACAAAGTAACCATTGATTTAGAAGCATTCGCAGAACAGGAACCGGAAACATATGCTGATCTGATTAAAGATTATCCAAAGACAGTAAAAGGGAAAGCCGCTTATGTGACTTTTAAGGTGAAAGGATGAAGCTGGCATATACGGTATCCAAAGAAAAAGGCAGTAAGCGCTGGTATGTACATAAAACCGGGGAACCGGAAAAATCAATTCCAGGTACTTACGGAACGAAACGGAACGCGCTGCATATAGCAGCTGATTATTCCGGCCTTGCGTATAGGGATTATATGAGTATCAGACGGAAAGGCGAATAATGGCAGAAGAAAAATTATTTGAAAACCGGGTGAAAAAATATCTGCATACTATAGGCGTTTACCCGGCTGGCTGGCCTAAAGACAGGATGCAGGTTCCCATGGTTGGATGGTATACCAAAATCTGGGGCGGCGGGTTCCAGAAGTCAGGTATTCCAGATCTGATCTGCTGCATTAACGGTATTACGGTAGCGGTGGAACTGAAAGCATCCAGCGGAAGGCCTTCTGAATTGCAGAAGTTAAACATCAGCAGAATCAATAAATCTAACGGATTAGGGCTTTTCCTGTATCCGGCGGGTTTTGAAGATTTTAAAAAAATTATAAGTGAGGTGATACAGTGCAATATTCATATTCCGGTGTTAGCTGCTTTACGGAATGCAAATTCAAATACAAGTTGCGATATTTGGACGGAATAAGAACTATTGATTCATTTGCCGCGGATAACCCTTTAATTGTTGGCCATGCTGTTCATGAAGGAATTGAAAAAGGGCTTGAAGCCGGGATTCTGGATTACACAAGTAATTTTCCTATTCTGATGGATGAACACTATTCAGAAATTTTAAAAATGGAATTTCTGATTCCGTTGGTTAGAAAGGCTTTACCGTCTGGCGGTGAATTTGAAGTTCCGGTTATGGATAAAGATTTTATAGGCTTTATTGATTACCTGCTTCCGGTGGAAGCGGAACCGGAAATGAACCAGCGTTTCCAGTATTATGATCTGTATGATTTTAAATATACTGTGAAAAGTTCAAGGTACAAGGATTCCTGCCAATTGCAGCTTTACAAATACTTTTTTGAAAAGATGCATCCGGGCAAAAAAATCAGAAAAAGCTGTTTCCTGATAATCCCAAAAATTAATCTGAAACAGATGAAATCTGAATCCATTGCGGATTACCGGAACAGGCTGAAAGATGCTTTGAAAGAAACATCATTGAAAACGATTTATCAGGAAATGGAAGTTTCAAAAGTTGCCGGATGGTACAGCAATATCAAGGCCATTTTGGAAGAAACGGAATTTCCTAAAAAAGACAGTTTTATGTGTAGTTATTGTGAATACTGTGATTATTGTATGAAAGGATGGGATTATATGTTGAAGTTACCGGAAAACAAAAGAAGAAATCTTGAAAAAGTAAGCAAAAGAACCATGTGGATTTACGGGGTTCCTTTCAGCGGGAAAACCACGTTTGCAAACGCGTTCCCTGATCCCCTGATGCTGAATACGGATGGAAACATTAAATTTGTTGATTCCCCTTACATCCGGATTAAAGATGAAGTGACGGTTGAAGGGCGTATTACAAAGCGGAAAATGGCATGGGAAGTATTCAAGGAAGTTATTGCAGAACTGGAAAAGAAGGAAAATACCTTCAAAACCATTGTAATTGATTTGCTGGAAGATCTGTATGAACATTGCCGGGTGTATATGTATCAGCAGATGGGAATTTCCCATGAATCAGATGATTCTTTCCGGGCTTGGGATAAGGTAAGGGGTGAATTCCTGAATACCTTGAAGCGCCTTATGAATCTGGATTATGAAAACATCATCTTAATTTCCCATGAAGATACTACCAAAGACATTACCCGGAAGGGTGGAGACAAGGTAACGGCGATTAAACCTAATTTGCAGGATAAAGTTGCCGTAAAGGTTGCAGGGATGGTGGATGTTGTTGCCCGGATTGTTGCGGATGCAGATATTAGAACCTTCTGCTTTAAATCCAATGAAGTTATTTTTGGCGGCGGGCGACTGAAAGTGAACGCTAAAGATATTCCGCTTGATGTGGATGAATTATTCAAAGTTTATGATGAAGCAAATGCGAATGTTAACAAGGCGTTGGCGAAAAGCGCGGATATTCGCAACAAGGCCGCTGAAAAGGAAGCCGCGACAAATATATCAGGGGAAGAAGAAAAAGCGCCTGAAAACGAAAATATGAAGCCGGAAAAGGATGTTGAAGAAGATCCGGATCCGCTTGCTGAATCGGAAACGGAAAAAGCGCCAGCAGAAGAAAAGCCCGCGCCGGAACCGGAAAAGGCTGAACCTGAAAAACCTGTAAAAAGAACGCGCAAGCGCCGGAATGCATAAGAAAGGGGTAAATGAAAATGGCTAAAAATATTTGGGATGAATTTGATAAAGCGATTGATACTAAAGGACTGGCAGAAGATGTAAAGGATGCCGCCGAAAATGGCGGTACTTTCCGGGAAGTTCCGGAAAGTACCTATGAAGTAACGGTTGAAAAGCTGGAATTGGTGAAATCCAAAAGCGGCCAGCCTATGGTTACTTGCTGGATGAAGATTATCAGCGGGGAATTCAAAAACAGCCGCCTTTTCTTTAATCAGGTTGTGGCGCAAGGCTTTCAGGTTCACAGATGCAATGAATTCTTGCGGGCGCTGGTTGCGGAATTGGATGATGAAGATGCAATTGAAATTGAATTCAAAACCTATCGGCAATATGGTGAATTGCTGATGGATGTTGCAGAAGCCATTGATGGCAATTTTGAATACGCGGTTGAATACAGCAAAAATGATAAGGGGTATCCTAATTATGAGGTAAAAGAAGTTTTTGTTCTGGAATAATCTGATGTTACCGGGGGAATGCTATATTCCCCCGGCCTGTAAAGGGGTGAAAGTATGCATGATTGGAAATTCTATGTTTACAAAGATCTGTTAGCAAATTTGATGAAAAACACGAAACCAAATTCATTTTATTATCAGCAGGCGAAAAAGGAATTAAATTTTCTTGAATGGCTGATGAAAAAGTTAATTCGCTATAAAAGGTGATCGCTATGTTATTCTATGATTTTGAAGTTTTCAAACAGGATTGGCTTGTGGTAATCATGGATACTTCTTTACGAAAAACATATGTGATTATCAATGATCCGGATAAACTGGAAGCCTTTTATAATGAACACATTCAGGAAATTTGGTGTGGATTCAATTCAAGGCATTACGATCAGTACATTTTGAAAGGGATCCTTGCCGGATTCAATCCCAAAAAGATTAACGATTATATCATCATTAAAGGGGAACCCGGCTGGAAGTTCAGCAGCTTGTTCAATCAATTTCCCTTAAATAATTATGATGTTATGAATAATCTGGATAGGGGTTTGAAATGGTTTGAAGGTAGTTTAGGAAACAATATCAAGGAAACTTCTGTTCCGTTTGACATTGACCGGAAGCTGACAGAAGAAGAAATTGCGGAAACAGTGAAATACTGTAAGCATGATGTTGAACAAACCATTGAAGTTTTTTTAAGACGGAAAGAAGATTTTGAATCCCATATTGGATTGGTGAAAATAGCTTGTCAAGGAAAACCCCTGAATTTAAGCCTTATTTCAAAGACAAAGCCGCAATTGTCAGCAATTATTTTGGATGCCAGAAAACAGGATCATGATGATGAATTTGATATTGATTTTCCAAACAGCATGAGAATTGAACGGTATAAAGAAGTAGTGAACTGGTATAGGGAACCTGAAAACCGCTGCTATATCAAAGACGGTAAGAAAAACCAGCTGAATATAGAAATTGCCGGGGTTCCACATACGTTTGCTTGGGGCGGCGCTCATGGTGCTATTCTGAAATACCATGGAAAAGGATATTTCCTGAATATGGATGTTGCCAGCCTGTACCCTTCTTTGATGATTCAATACAATCTGCATAGCCGGAATATTGCGGATCCACAAAAATATGTGAACATTTATCATACCCGCCTGAAATACAAAAAGGAAAAGAACCCGCTGCAAAAGCCTTTAAAACTGCTGCTGAATGCTACATATGGCATTATGAAGGATAAGAATAATGCAATGTACGATCCGCGGCAAGCTAACCGGGTTTGCATTTATGGCCAGCTGCTTTTACTGGATCTGATTGAACATTTGGAACCATACGCGGAAATCATCCAGTCAAATACAGATGGCGTATTAATCAGAATGCCGGATGGAAAGGATGAAAGCAGCTGGTTTGATAAGATTGATGATGTGGCGTATGAATGGGAACAAAGAACCGGATTAAGCCTTGAATTTGACGAATACAGGGAAGTTTTTCAAAAGGATGTTAATAACTATATCATTGTAGATGCAGAAGGGCATTATAAGAGTAAGGGCGGTTATGTGAAAAGCCTTTCTGAATTGGATTATGATTTACCGATTGTGAATAAAGCGCTGGTTGATTATATGGTAAAAGGTATTCCGGTAAAACGAACTATTCAGGAATGTAACAAATTAAAGGAATTCCAGATGGTTACGAAAATCAGCAGCAAATACAGTTATATCATGTATGGCAATGAAAAGCTGCATGAAAAGTGTATCCGCGTTTTTGCCGGAAAGAATCAGACCTTGCCGGGGGTAACAAAAATCCATGCCACAACAGGAAGGCCAGCCAAAATCACAAATTCCCCGGAACATTGTTTCATGTTCAATGGGAATATCAACCAGCAGGAAGTTTTACCGGAACTTGACAAAGATTTTTATATTGAAATGGCAACAAAAAGATTGCAGGATTTTGGGGTGATATGAATGGAATTTTTGGAAATCAAATATAAAGTTCGTGATTCATTTGGATGGGTAAGAAGTAAAGGCCGTATGAAATTGATTATTGCTGGCTTTTTCCCTTGCACAAAATCAAAATTTAAAAAACTATTAAAGATCATTGATATGAGTGAAGAAAAAGATGAAATCTTAAAACAGTTGCAGCTGGTGTTTCCGGAAAGAGTGGATCAGCTGAAAACAGAAGAAGCTAATTTGATGGAAAGTAGAAAAGAATATGCGAAAAATTATTTTGCTGAAAAGCAAAAAGTAGTAGATTTAACAACACAGTTAAAAGCCGGGAAATATCCAAACGGCGTAGGAATTCCCGTATATTTGCGGGCTAACATGAAAGAGGAATTGAAAGATCACAAGGAAAGAATGAAAACCGCGGAAGGTTATTACAAGGAAAAAATGCGGGAAGCAAAGCGCGTAGTTAAAAAACAGATTCAAATGAAAGAATTAATGCAATTCTTGAATCAGTATTTGCAAATGGGATGATTGTTATGGGATTTTATAAAGGTTATGTTCCAACAAAAGACAAGCGGGCAGCTGAAAGTTTTAAAAACAAGGCAAAATTAAAGACTTTGAAGGAAATTGAAAAGTTCCCGGAATATGCCGGGATACTGGAAAAGAACATCATTTTGCTGGATATTGATGATCCTGAACAGTCTGAAATTTTGTTCAAGGTTGTTAAACATTTCAAAATTCGCTGCCGGGTGTATGAAACTACCCGCGGCAAGCATTTTTTGCTTGAAAATGACGGTGTAGAAAGTAATAAAACCGGGTGTAAGCTGGCAATTGGCCTAAAAGCAGATATTAAGCTTGGATCCCGGAATTCCTATGAAGTGCTGAAATATAACGGCAAGAAACGGAAAATCCTGTATGATACAGCAGAAAATGAAGAAGCGCAGAAAATCCCGCGCTGGCTGTTCCCGGTGAAATGCAATACTAATTTTTTGGATATGGATAATGGAAGCGGAAGAAATCAGGCGCTTTACAATTACATCCTTACTTTATCCAGCCATAATTTCACCAAAGAAGAAACGCGGGAAACAATCCGGATTATTAACAAATTTATATTTTCGGAACCGCTTCCGGAAAATGAACTGGATATTATCTTGCGAGATGAAGCCTTTCAGAAGCCAATATTTTTCAATGGCACAAAATTCATGTTTGATAAGTTTGCCAATTATTTAAAAGTGAATTGCCATATTATCAAACTGAATAACCAGCTGCATTTGTATAAAGAAGGTGTTTATATTCATGGGATTAATGAAATTGAAAATGAAATGATCCAGCTGATACCGGATTTGAACCGGGCGAAAAGAACAGAAGTATTAACCTATCTGGATGTTTTGATTAGGGATAATGAAGAAGCTGGCAATGCTAACCTGATTGCTTTTCAGAACGGAATATATAATCTTTTGGATGATTCTTTTACAGAATTCAGCCCGGATTACATCATTCCAAACAAAATTAACTGGAAGTATGATCCGGAAGCCTATTCAAAGATTGCTGATGAAACCTTGAACAAAATAGCCTGTAGCGATCCGGAAATCAGAAAGATTTTGGAAGAAGCCATTGGCAGCTGCTTCTATCGGCGCAACATTTACGGCAAGGCCTTTATCCTTACCGGGGATAAATCAAACGGTAAATCTACCTTTTTGGCCATGCTGCAACGGCTGTTAGGGGATAAGAATATTGCTTCCCTTGATTTGAAAGAATTAGGGGATAGATTCAAAACGGCTGAACTGTTTGGCAAGCTTGCAAATATCGGTGACGATATAGGGGATGAATTCATTCCTAATACAGCGGTATTCAAAAAGCTTGTAACAGGGGAACGGGTATCCGCGGAACGGAAAGGCCGGG